ATTAACTTAATATTTATAAACAATGAAACCATCAGATTTTAAAAAAATTATTAAAGAGGCAGTAAGGGAAGCTATTCAAGAAGAATTAAAAGATATTCTATTGGAAGCTGTTCGTGCCCCTAAAACAATTGTTACGGAGTCAATCAAGGACACTTATGCTCAACCACATCTTTCAAAACCAAAACAATTAACACCTCAAGAAAGACAAGCAATGTTTGGAGGAATTTTAGAAGAAATGCAAGGTGGTGGAGCAGCAACTACAGCCTACTCAGGGCAGTTTCAACCACAAGGTCCAGTAGATGCTATTAATGGAGCTTTACCTGAAGGTGAAGTAGGATTAGACATGATAATGGGGTTAATGAGTAAATAATGGCATTTGGAGCAAAGAAAATATTTCCTTTAGATACCAAACCTAGTGTTGGTGTGGGAGTTGCTTTACCTTTTAATGCTCCGGGTGTTTTTAGAATTACATATACAACTCAAGAATCTATTAAGTATAATTTAATTAATTTTTTCTTAACAAACCAACCAGAAAGGTATTTAAATCCTACGTTTGGTGGTAATTTAAGAAAATTTGTTTTTGAACAAATAACTACTGGAAATTTGGGTTTATTAAAACAAGATATACAAGAATCTTTAAATTTATATTTCCCTAATGTTGTTGTAGAAGCATTAAACATCCTTCCTGATACAGATAATAATCAAGTAGATATAGTTTTAAAATATTCTATCCAAGATACAGGAATAAATGACACAATCGAAATCCAATTAACATAATGGCTACCAAAAGAAATATATCATATATTAATAAAGACTTTACAGAACTAAGAGCTAGTTTAATAAACTATGCTAGAACTTATTTTCCAACAACATATAATGACTTTAGTCCAGCATCACCAGGTATGATGTTTATGGAAATGGCTGCTTATGTAGGTGACGTTTTATCATTTTATTTAGATAATCAATTACAAGAAACATATTTACAATATGCTCGTCAAACAAATAATTTATATGAGTTAGCTTATATGTTTGGTTACAAACCTAACGTAACTCAAGTAGCTACTACTTATGTGGATTTTTACCAACAAATTCCAGCAATACCATCAGGTTCAACTTATGTTCCTGATTTTAGTTATGCTTTATATATCCCCTCAGATTCAACAGTAACACAAAATACAACTAATAAAGTCCCATTTCTAATTCAGGATCCTATAGATTTTTCAGTATCAAGTTCAGGAGATCCAACAGAAGTAACTATATATGAAATAACAGGAACAACACCAACCTATTTTCTTTTAAAGAAATCAAGAAAAGCAATTTCTTCTACAATTAATACAACAACATTTAGTTTTGGTGCAAATCCTATTCCTTTTTCTACTGTAGAGATTAATACTGATAAAATAGTAGGAATATTAGATATTATAGATTCTGACAATAATAAATGGTATGAGGTAGATTATTTAGGTCAAGAAATGGTATTTGATTCTATAAAAAATACTAACACTAATGATCCTAATTTATCACAATATTCTGGTGATACACCTTATATTTTAAAATTAGAAAAAGTTCAAAGAAGATTTGTAACTAGATTTTTAGATTCTGGTTCATTACAAATTCAATTTGGAGCAGGTACAGCTAATGATACTGATGAAAGTATTATTCCAAATCCAAATAATGTAGGAATTGGTTTACCTTTTGAACAATCTAAACTAACAACAGCTTATTCACCTGAAAATTTCTTATTTACAAAAACCTATGGTATAGCACCTTCAAATACTACTTTAACAGTTAGATATTTAACAGGTGGAGGAGCAGTTTCTAATGTTCCTGCTAATTCATTAAATGTTTTTACGGGTACAGCTAAATTTTTAAATTCTGGTTTACCTCCTCAAACCGCAAATTACGTATTTAATAGTTTAGGAGTAACAAATCCACTAGCAGCAGATGGAGGAGGTGATGGAGATTCAATAGAAGAACTTAGACAAAATTCATCCGCTAATTTTGCTTCTCAATTACGAAATGTAACCCAAGATGATTATTTAGTAAGAGCATTATCAATGCCAGCTAGTTATGGAGTTATTTCAAAAGCATATATTGAACCTACTAAGGCACAATCTATATCAGCAGGTGAATCTCAATCCGTATTAGACTTGTATGTGTTGTCATATAACGTAAACAATCAATTAATCACAGCATCACCCGCTTTAAAGCAGAATTTAACTACATACTTATCTCAATATAGAATGGTTAATGATTCTGTTAACATTAAAGATGGATTTATTATTAATATTGGGGTTAATTTTAGTATTATTATATTACCTAATTACAATAGTAATGAAGTTTTATCTAAATGTATTGTTGCTTTAAAAGATTATTTTGCCATTAATAAATGGGCAATTCATCAACCTATTATATTAAGAAATATTTATATTTTACTTGATGCTATTGAAGGAGTTCAAACAGTTCAAGATATTACTATTAATAATTTAGTAGGAGAAAATTTAGGATATAGCAAATATGCTTATTCAATACCTGGAGCAACAGCAGCAAATGTAATTTATCCTTCTTTAGATCCTAGTATTTTTGAAGTCAAATACCCTAATTCAGATATCCAAGGAAGGGTAGTAAATTTATAACAAAATGGCAGTATTAAAAATATTCCCCGATAAAGACGCTACATTATATTCTCTATTTCCTACTATGAATACGGGATTAGATGAAATTGTAGAAGCAACAGAAACTGTTTTTGCATATTCAGACCCTAATCCCCAAACAAGTAGATTCTTAATTCACTTTGCTGATGAAGATTTAGCAGCGGCTATTGATTTAATCCCTCAATCATTATTCAATTCAGGATCTACAACATCTACAGGAAGTTGGAATGCTAAATTACAATGTTTTATTGCTACCGCTACAGGTTTAGCAGTAACTACTTCTATTGATTGTTTTCCTTTAGCTCAATATTGGGATATGGGAACAGGTAGATATTTAGATGAACCTATATCAACAGATGGATGTAGTTGGATTTGGGCAGGATATTCAGGAAGCACTATTTGGTCAGCTCCAGCAGGTGCTACTAGTTCTTATACTTCATCGGTTCCCGCAGGAGGAGGAGTTTGGTATACCGGTTCTCAATATACTTCATCGGTTATTTTTTCATATAGAACAAATAAAGATATTAATTTAGATGTAACTAATACTGTTAAAGCATGGACAACCAGTTCAGGTACTATCCCTACTACTATAATAGATAATTATGGATTTATTTTAAAACAGCGTTTAGAATTTGTAGATAATAAAAATTACCAACCTGAATTAAAATACTTTTCAGTTGATACAAATACAATTTATCCCCCAGCTTTACAAATTAGTTGGAATGATTTTTCATTTAATACTGGTTCTTCAACCCAAACAATTCTAAATACTCTTCCAGCTACTATTACATTAGCACAAAATCCAGGAGTATTTTATAGTGAAAGTATTAATAGATTTAGAATAAATGCCCGACCAGAATATCCTGTTCAAGTATGGCAAACAGAATCCGTTTATTTAAATAATTTTTATCTACCAACGGCATCATATTATGCTATTAAAGATTTAGAAACTAATGAATATATAGTTGATTTTGATCCTATTTATACTAAATTAAGTGCAGATTCTACTTCAAGTTATTTTGATATGTATATGAATTTTTTACAACCAGAAAGATATTATACTGTTTTAATTCAAAGTACAATTAATGGTTCAACTATTGTATTTAATGATCAATATTATTTTAAAGTAATTAATGGATAATGGCTATTATAACTTTAATCAAACCAGTATATAATAAAAATCAATACACAAAAGTAATTGATACTTCTTTTACCCAATTAGGAGTAGTTACTCCAACTAGTTCATTTGTTGCTCCAACAATATCAGTAGCTGAATTTTTTCAAAATTATCAAGAATTATTTTTTTCTATACCTAAATTTGGAAATACTGATTCTCATGAGTATCTTATTAGAACAAGTACAGATTATATTGGTTCAAATCAATCAATCGATACAACAACACAAGCTCTTATTGAAGAAATAACTCAATTAAGACAAGAA